CCTAGAACAGCATATAATATCGTTGAATTTTTTGTGCTTCTTCCATCTGATTCATTTACAGAATCCACGAAAGCTTTCGCACCCATGATGTTCATTTCTTTACTAGCATAAGAAGTCATTATGATACCGTTCCTGAAAAGTAGTGAGCATTAGCTCCTGTTATATTACCATGTGTCCAATTTACAGTGAGATTGGCACTAGTCGCACTGTTGACTATATTTAGTCGTGCTGAATAAAAGACATTGCTAACTGGACCAATTATTATTGTTTGTCCATTTGCAAATTCTGTAGTTAATTGTGTACCAGTTCCTGTTATTGTATTAGCATTATTATTGATAGCGATTGTACCTGTTGCAACTTTTCTTGTTCTTATGTTACTTGTTGATACAGATTGATTCATTGCGTTTGTAGACACTTTAAACTTACCAAAAAACTTTTGTCCAGCAGGGTGTATCAATCTAAGAGCAATATCTCTATATCGTGTCAATGCTATAGAGGCGGCAACTTCATAAGAGTATTCTTGATAAAAATTACTATCTTGTATAAAGCCTCTAGCTGAAGATACATGTCCTCTTGTCGATGCATAATATCCTTCTGCATTTGCAATACCATCGATTGTAAGAACTCCTTGTGCTTGTATAGCGTTTGCTCTACCTGAAGAAGCAAAAGTTATTGTTTCTTTAGGCTCATACGAGAATCCTGAATCTATAACTCTAGCAGTTCTTATAGAACCGTTTGCACCTACATCGGCTCTTATGTCAGCATTTTGTCCTAATACACCTTCGTCTTGTATTGCTACTATATTAATTGCACCTGTTCCTTCAAGACTACTTCTACTTGCATCTGTGAAATGTTTTGTAGCAGTCGTACCTATTTTCCAAATAATATCATTAGGTGATCTTTGTTGTTCATCTTGCCAAACTCTAAGAACTGTTTCAAATGTATTATTAGCATGTTGAATTGTTTGTCCAACATTCATAATATTTCCTTTCGCACCACTTGATGTTTGCTCTAATCTATCGTTTGTGTCGAGTGCAGTTATACTTCCAACACCTGTGAGAAAATTAGGATTATCATACTGTACTGTAAGATAAGCTTCACCTATACCTAAAGATGCAACATTTCTATGTTGAACTCTAACTTTAGGTGCTACAGTAAATGCTTGCCCACCTAATCTGTTTGACAATCTAGCGATAGTGCCTATTGTTTGACTTGCAAATATTAACGAATCGTTTAAACTAGTATGAATGTTTTCTATAGATGAGTTAGATGATTGTAAAACATTATTTCCTACAACAACACTACTATTCACTTTTCGAACACCTTCTAGTGCTGTAAAGCCTTTCATAGGTCCAGCATCAAATTGACTTGTTGTATTTGATGTAGTGTTTGATGTCACTTGCATAGTAATAACTTTTCTATCAGGAGTACCATTACCACTATGATCGTATGTGTTTCCAGGAGTAATATTTAATATTCTTTTTACAACACCGAATGCACCGCTTGACATACCTACTAATTCATCGCCTTGTGTTACACCTCCACCACCATCAGTGTTAGCAACTTGAATGACATGATATCCTATTGTGTTTGCAAAGAACCCATCAGTTGCTTTTATTGTTCCAACTGTTGCGCCAGTAGATGTTGTTTTCTTTACAGTTTCGCTTGCTTGAAAGTTTTTAAAAGTATCAACTGCAAGAATAACATTATCTACTGTAGCATCATATGTTCTTCTAATTCCTACAACAGTAGCATTTGCAGAAGAAGTTGCACCAAATAAACTGTCACCAACGACAACACCTGGATCACTAGTATTTTCAAGAACTATGACAGCGTTTGCATTTGTTCTAAAATTTTTTGAAGATGTTAATGCTTCACTACCTTCTCTGAAACCAAAGTCAGGTGAACATAATAAAGTGTTTGCATGAGTATTCATAACACCCAGTGAATTATCTGCATATCTAACTCTGGGTGAACTATCACCAAAAACAGTATTTGAACCGAATTTATTCAAACATAAGCTCAATGAAAATGTATCAGTCAAATCACCAGCAAATATTTTGAAACTTGCAGGTGCTGTACCATCTCCACCAATATACTCTATTAGTGTTCCTTCATTATCTTCACTTGATACGTAGCCTGAACCACCATCTACAATATTGAAGTTAACTTTACTTTGTAAATCTGATGTATTGACAACAACAGCTTTTGCAAACGCACCAGTCTTTTCAGATATGATATCTACAATATCGCCTTTTCGATATTCACCACCGCCTGTTGTAACAGTAACTTGACGTATACCACACTCAACTATTGGTGCATAGCTTCCTGGTTTGTCTTTTATTTGTATCGCTTCTAAATGATTAAAAGAACCTTTTACGTTTGATAAAAGTATTTGATCAATATCTCTGTTCTTAGCTACAAGTCTTTTAACATCTTCTACCAATGCTTCTGCTTGACTGTCAGAACCTTTAATTGTTTTACCTATGAGAGTATATGCTCTAGGATCATGATGAGTAACTAAGTATCTGTCTATTCTATAATCACCATCAGATACTTTGAGCATTTGATCTGCTGGAAAGTTTATCTCTACATCTTCATCATATAATATTTTAAATAATAACTTATATGAATCAATTGTACCTTTTGTTGTATACAAATCTTTGATACGCTTCGCAAGTAATCTTTTATCTGCAAGTGCATCGTTAGGTATTTCAGGCATCAACTCAGAACGAAAATACTGTAGATACTCTTCTAATGTATCATCAATGTCTTTATAGTTTTTTAAGTTTCTTTGAATATCTTGCTGTTTACCAGTAGTTTCTAGATACTGATAATACGCTTTGATAAATGCAAGAAACTTCGGACCTTCTTCTTTGTAGAAAGCAGGAAACTGATTTTCTATTAGCGTTGATAGTTTTGCATCAAGTGCCATTAATTACTAACCTCTGCTTGTGTATTAATTACTGCATCGGCAGAAGATATAATTAAAATTTGTTCTCTTACAGGTACAATATCTTTATTCGCTGGATTAGCATTTACTTTTATTTCGATACCATCAAAAGCAGAAACAATAAAATTATTAATGAATATTTTACCTGTGCTGTAATCTACTGTACCAGCTGTAGAATTTACAAATACTTTTTGTTTTTGTTCATTAAATCTAAAAATTCTGATATTACCCAAACCATCATCATCTAATCGTGAAATAAAATTATTGAAAGTAAATGCTGTAGATGATATTGAACTTGGCTGTAGTGCATTATGATACTGCAACTCTACAAGACTTGAAGTAGTAGTACTAGGTACAAATCTTTTTTGTATTTCAAACTCTGCTTCGTTGTTGAGTATAGCTTCATTTGTATTATCTATGCTACGAACAAATCTAGAGTATCTTAATTTTTGTCCGAACTGTTCTAAATTAACTTTTGAAAAGTTTACTATTGCATCACGTACCAATGTTTGTATCGCACCTGAACCTATGTTTGCTTTGAGAGTATCGTAGTATGTTGTGATAGTGGGAACAACATATAGATAAGTAGGATCAATTATGACTGGATCAATACCAAGCATTGTTCTAGTCTTGATAGAATTTTTTATTTCATCTTTTAATGTAGCTGTTGGTATTAATTCACCTTGAGGTTTAATTGCTATATAAACTTTTCCATGAAGGGCAGGCTCTGCTTCTTCACCACCAAAAGCTATAACTGATGATAAATTAGTATTCTCATTTAATATTATTCTTTCAAAGTCTTTTGCAACAACTGCACGATTTTGTATTTTAAAATTTCTTGGTGCGTTGAACTTTATACTGTCAACACTTTCTATTTCTACTCCGCCTCTCGCAACTGAGTTTACTGAGAGACTAACGCTTGTGTAACTAGGAGTAACTGATAAACTATCAATAGAGAAAGTATTAGCGCCGTTTGTCTGTATACCATGACATACCCTATATTCAATTTGTATTACATTTCCGTTTACTACAGGCTTACCGAGAGAACCAGTACCAAATAATATTTCGTATTGTTTGTCATGAGTTTCTTGTAAATAGTAAACAGCCGATTGATTATTTACTTCACGTATATTTGTCGCTTGTGTGTAAATTGTATTCGCAGAAGAACTTGCAGATTCTTTTACTGTGACACGAATACTTCTTGTATCTACATTTTCATTAGGTATAACATATTTTATAGGAGATGCATCGTTTACAGTGAACTCTTGTGTGACTGGTGTACCTTCTGTAATCGTTATCGCTTTTGAAAATGCGTTTGATATATTTTTAACTATGTTTGTTTCTGGAGTAACAAAAGTAAATGTTCTATCATTTATGCTTGTAGTGAATGTTGTGTTTTTAGGTAATGCAAATTCTGATATAGCATTAGACACACCAGTAAATGTAAGTGTTACATTTGCACTCGCACCTCTTGCAGAACGTGTTATGTAACCTAACTCTTTTGCTCTTGATACTACGCTGTCACGCTGTTGTGCTGTATCTAAAAACATTTCATTTGCAAGCATGTTAGTATAAAATGCATTATAGTGTGTGTTATATGAAAGTACATCTAACAACACTGACATATTACTACCTTCAAAATCATAATCGTTGAACTGAGTTTGTGATTGTAAGTATGATTTTAAATTAGATTTGATATCAGCAAAATCTACTTCAGTTACGTTTAAGTATGTGTTAGCGGACATGTTATCTTACTCTTTCTAAAATTACATCTAAAACGACTGCTTCTGCATCGTTATTTACTTCAAATGCTACAGTGATTGATATAGCATTTAAATCTATTCTATCTTCTACCAAGCAATCAATTACGTTAGCTCTTGGTTCATAGTTGCGTATTGTATTAAAAACAGCTTCTTTTATCTGATCTTGTAAATACGCAGTAAAAGGTTCAAACAGATATCCTCTAATACTACAGCCTATATCAGCATCGAAAAGACGTTCACCAAAATCAGTCAATATCAAGTTTTTTACAGACTGTTTAACTGCATCTCTATTAACTTTTTTATTTAAAGATTTGGTAATAGGATTCGTGATAAACTGATTATCGAAATCGCTGTATATGACTTGACTAGTTTCAGGCATTCTTTTTCTCTTGTATTTCTTTTCTTCTCGCAGTACAGATTTTAGATATCTCTGCTAGAGCCTTTCTCGCTCTTGTACCAGCAGACTTATTTCCTTTTTCAAACTTCTCGCTCTCTGTAATGTACGTATCAAAAAGATTTAACAAACTATCATGATAATTCACTTGACTCTTCCTTAATATAATGATAAAATACTATTGTCTATTTATAACTATTATTCACCATTTACAAATACATTTTCCGAACCTGTCTCGGCAGTGCTAGGTAAAAACTTATCATGTCCTTTCGTAGCATCGCCTTTTCTGTGTACAGCTTTACCATTGATAAAAACATTATTAGATCCTACTACTGCTTCATCACCACATACAGTTTTATCACCTACAACAATAGCAGGCTCACCGTTTACAAACACATTAGCACCTGATTTAGTATATGGTGTTTGATGAAGAGGTAATGGTGTCAACGGATCTAAGTGCTTGACATTCTTATCTAATGTTGCTCTAACTACACCTGCCATTATGTTACTGCGCCTCCTACACCTGATGATTCTGCTATACTTGTGTCAGTTGCATTAGGTGCTTCTGTCTCACCATCACCACAAGAGACTGCTCTTCTAATTGTTCTTAAACCAAAACCTTTTGCAGGATTGCTAAGTTGATAACTTCTTACGCTTAGTGTATTACCTTGATTACCACCAAGCACTTCTATAGTTTTATCAGTTCTATTACCTGTTGCAAAACCTACGTGTCCCAAACCAGAACTTCTAGACTTTCTAAAGAATACTACTATATCACCTTGCTTGAGTTCGTCAATAGAAACTTCTTTACCATATCCAGCGTATGCTTGAGATGATGCAGTTTTTATATACTTGTTTCCTGAACGCTTGAGAACAGCACCAGTAAATACAGCACACCACGCAGTTTGATCAGCATACTGAGATCCGTTATAACCAATCTCGTCCCAAAGAAATTTAATCTTAGGATTGTTACCTGTTTCTTTCCAACCACCTTCAGCTAGTAATTGATTTGCTACATCATAAGGATTTCTATGTGGGTTATCTTCTGCACCACAAGTAGCTGGTGTTTGAGGTACATAGTCTGTATCAGATGGTTCTACTTGCTCTGGATTGTCAGGGTGATCTGGTGGTACATCTTCAGGTTTAACTTTTACAATGTTAGTTTCAAATGTTACTGGATCATCAATAAGTTCTGGTGAGTATATATTACCAAAATTACTATTTAAATCTATTCGTTTCGATTTGATATCAACATTCTTAAATGTAGTGAGATTGAAATTACCTCTTGTATTAAAGTTAACATCGCCGTCAACAAAGAAGTCCATGTTACCTGTGACATGTATCTTATCGTTACCTGTTACTGTTTTGAAACCATTCTTCTGTTGTATGACTACATCACCACTAGGCTGTATTTCTACAAACGTACCAGACTTGTGAAGAACATTTATTCGTTCTTTACCTTTCGTATCATCTATTTCAATGATATGTCCGCTCTCAGTTTCTGTTACATGATTGAACGGATACTCGGCTTTGTAAGACGCTTCAGGCGCTCCAATAGTGCTGTCAGCATCAATAGTAATAGTATTAGTGCCTCTTGCAAGTTTATTGACATCGCTCTCATCAACATATTTAGGATATACTCCATTTGGATCATAGAACCCTTTCGATGTATCTGCTGTGAACTTAGGCGCTCCAGCAATTGTTCCCATTATGTATGGTTCTTGTGCTTTCTTTCCGTCTGCGAAGAATCCAATAACCCACGATCCCTCAACGATTCCCGTAGGCGATTTACCTTTTCCACTGACGCCTGCGGAAGTGACATCTTGGATAGGGACTGCCCATGGAAGACTGTCAGTAGGTATTTGGTTCTTATCATCGGTGTGCCAACCATAACACCTGACACGCAACCTTCCGAGTTGTACAGGATCATTACGGTCTTCGACAACCCCGAAGAACCATATAAAATCATTTATTCCTAGGAAGTTTTTCATCAACTTCTACCCATTTCCTATCCTTGTATATCATTCCTTTGACTTCCTTCTTTTGATTTTTATTATTAAAGTTGTCAATCTCAATATATCCATCAAGTGCTTCTTTACTTGCAGAGTCATGAGGATCATCTGTATGTTTAGCTTCTTTTATTTCTTGTAAAAATTCTTCTGCCATATTATCTCCTTTAACTATCTACTGCTAATTTATACAATAAACCACCAGCTTCAACTAAGTTTCTCACATACAATGGAAAGATCTTCTTTGTCTTACCATCTATCTTTTTTGTTTTTGATTCATATAGTGTTTTACCACGTATACGAAACAATCTAGCTTCTGTACTTGATCTATCACCTATTGAAGGATCATAGAACTCAATCGCAGGATCTCCATCGTCCATATTGAATATAACCTTTAGTTTTGGATAGTATTCTAATAATTGTTTTTTAAAGTTTCTACCGAACTTGGCTTTTTTGAAACCTTTTGTTGTTAATGTTATGATTTCTATTTGCTTGTCGCCGAGACTTCCGTATTGAATTAGAAAGTCTGCTAACTTACCTACAAACTTCTCATCACCAGCGTCCATCTTTGCTTTACATATCTTAGCCGCCAATCTATATGATTTAGAATTAGCTTCTCTTAATTGCTTTTGCATCTCTATAGCTTTAGGTAGTCTTTTATCATCTTTACCTTTTGATACTTCTGCTCTATCTAAAAAGTAAAAACCTAAATCTATTTCTTTTACTGCTTCATCATATTCTTTTCTTGCAGGTCCAACATCAATACCCAACTCTTTAAATATCTCATACTGTCTATCAAATGGTACACCAGCTTTCTGTCCAATCTGATCACCACCTTTTACTTTGAGTGACATCTGCATGTTTGCTTTCTTACCATTCAGCGTAATCTTGATATCAGCTTTTGTACCTTTCTG